ACAGTTCTAACCGTTTGTCGTGCCAACCAAATCACCACCCACAAAATTGTTATCGTCGCCGCCTTCCGTATCTTGCGTCACGGTTTGGTCGGTCGTCACATCATCAAACTGGCTCTCGTAGCACAGCCACGCAATGTTTGACCCGATTAGCGCAAGGATCAAAAAAACGATAATCAAAGCCAGCCGCCGAATGTTCCGCTCCGCCCTGGCAGACACAGCTTCAAACGCTGCATAAGGTACATTGGCCGTCACTTGACAGCCGTCGCACTGTTTGTTGTTGTCCATCTCAATCCCTCCATTATCCGTGTATAATGATCGACACAACCGATGTTACAAGCGTTCCAACAACGCTGGTGGTAATTATCCAAAGCAGCTTATCGTACGAAGCAAGGCGTTGGAGCAGCAGCTCAATGCGCTTGTCGTCGTTCGCGAATTTGTTGCTAACCGCTCTGTGCCTTTCGTCGCAGGTCGCTTGGCGGACATATCTGCCGTCGAATTCATCCCTCATTGCGTCAATATCGTCTCTGTTCATTCCCACCGATCTCCACCCCTTTCTTATTTAACGAACAGGGTGTTGTCGGACTTCTCCCATATACAAATCCAGCCGCTGGGAATTTTCGCCCACAGATTGCCCGACTTCGCCTTTTTGACTTCAAGCAAGGAAACTATCGTCCCTTTTTTCAAAAACGCAAATGCGGACTTCTTGGCGGTTGTAGCGTGCTTCCGCCCGTCCTCTGACAGGTCGCTGACCTTTTTACGGCCAGTATCTGCGCCGCAGCCTTTGTAAACGCCACGCACAGCTGTCAAGATATGTTGCCCAAGGCTAACCACCGGCGCCACCGGCTTCGGCTTCTTATGGTTGACATCGTTCACGCTGCACAGCGGCTTAACGCCTTTCGGCGCAGTAAACAGCCAAATGCTGCCAATGTCTGCCGCAAGCGCTGACGGCTGCACATAGACTTCTCGGTCGTTCTTGACCTTCGTGTAAGCCTTGCGGCGTGCTGTCAAGGTGAATTTGCCGTCGTACCAGTACGGGTCGAGAATGATTAGATTTCCGGACTTGTCGATCCCGCCGACATAGATATAGTGCCCGCTGTTGCTGAACAGGCGTTTGCCTCTGCCTGTCACGCAGATAATGGCACGCCCGCCGTTCTTTAGGTGCTTTTTCAGCGTATCGGTGCTTTTCGTCTGCTTGGCAGTAATGCCGTAAAACTTTTTGAAATGCTCGGCAATCTTGGCCATATTCGTGCCCTCTGCCGCTCTCGCGCCCATCTTGACACACTCGGCCGCCCATCTCTTTGTGTTCATCGTGGCAGGCACAACGCCGAAGTTACGCAGAACCATCAAGCTGGAGCACACTCCGCAGCCGCTTGTATAGATACAGCCGGAAGTGCCGTAACGGTAGGGATGGCTCTTGCTTGCGTACGGAATGCCCTTGCAGGCCTCGGTGGTCTGTCTGCAATAATAAAGAAGTGTACCCATCACTGCTCCCCCTCGTCTTCGGTTCCGCCCTCGGCTTTTTCAATCTTCAAGACCTCATCAGCCTTGACAGCCGCAGCCGTAAAACTGTTGTTTTTCCACCAAGCCCACACTGCTGCAACGGTAGCCACAACGGCAGACACTCCGGTGTAGACCTCGTCGTCGCTGAATGGCAGCGGATTCTTGCCGCAGGCATTCAACACGGTGTTCAGCAGCGCCACGAACAGCACCACCGTTCTTGCGATTGTTTCTTTGCTTACTTTCATTTTAGTTACCGCCTTTCTTAATTTTCGCTGCTCTCTTGCAGCTTATTGATTTCTGCTCGATATTCTGCCCGCTTTTGTCGGATTGGTGCGTACTCATCCTCGGACAGCGCGCCGTCTGTAAATTTCAAACACAGATAATCAGTATCGGCAAGTTCCGACTTGAGATATGCAATACGGCTTTCGGTTTCGATGTCCATCACTTTGCCACCCCCAAAATCTCGATTTGCGTTCCGGCGCCAATGGTCTTGCCGTTTGTCGGGAAGGACAGGGCTTTGATCGCACCGTGAGCCTCGACATCCCTAAAAATGTTGAATGTTATCCCACTTGCGTTCCATATCGTCTGTCCGTTCATTGAATTGGCCGCGTTGAAGTTGCTCGAAATATTGCTTTTGTTTGCTTGCACACGCACCATATTATCGGTGATCTCTGCTTCGGCAACGACAAAAGAGCCTTTTGTGGTGGCAGCCTCAAACCGGAAAGCGTTGGGCAACATACACTTACTCGTATATGAGTTGATGTACACAGACTGATCGCCAGCGGCAGAGTTGGCAGCGCTACCAGCCACCGCCATGCGCAGCCTAATTTTTCGGCAAGGCTTATCAAGTTTCCAAGTTTGATTCGCTGTGACATCAGCGTCAAAAGTCTTTGAAAACACAGGCTCCCAAACCTCTGCAGCAGGTGCAGACCCGCCACCGCCGAACCACGGCAAGTCTGCCCAAGCTGTCACGCCGTCGCCCACCTTTTCCTTGCCCTCTGTGCTGTCAATGCCTCGTTCGCCTTTATACAGCACAGGGTTGGCAGCCGCCCAGTTCTCGCTTGTGTCAATCCGAGTGGTGAAAACGCTATCTTTCAAATAAACATTCATCTGTTAGTCCTCCCACTCTACAACCTCTGCAAAAAGCAAAGTGCTGTCTTTGTATGCGGATATTGTCGTGTCAGCTTTTCCTATATATATCGCTTGCACAGTCTGCCCCTCGCTGACTGGAATAATGATTTCTGGAGTTGCAAGCGTTTCATATTGACCGCTTCTCGTTCGTAACGATCTAACAAATCTCGAAAAGGTGCCGTCAGAATTCCGCAAAGCAACATCAATTTCGCCAACGGACAAAGCTGTTGACCGCCACATATACATCTGCGCAAGCACTCGTACCTTTTTAACGCCAGCGCCGATAACAACGCCATTGTTGCCAAGGCTAAGGCCAGTCCCACCGTTGCGGGTTATTCCTGTAAACGGTAAGAATATTGGATTTTCGAATGTGCCCTCTTTCGTGATTTTTGTGTCACTTGACAAACACGCTTGCAGATAAGACACGCCTTTGTGCGCTTCCAGCTTGTCAACCCTTGCGGACTGGTCGTTGATCGCTTCGGTGATCGCCGCGTTTGTAACAGGGTTTTGGCTGCCCTCAGACAATGCCGTGTCCAGCGTGAATTCAACGCTGTCCTTGATTGCTCCACCAGCGTCAAACACGAAAGTGATGTCCTCACCGGTCAGCATGTTGGCTAACGCTTCCAGCTGCTGGGCTTTCACATTCAATTTAATTGGTGATAAAGCCATTTTTGGCATTCCTCCTTTATATTTTTATTTTAACCGATAACGCTCGCAAAGTCAACCGCAACAGAAGTTCCGCGAGCAGCCAATGTTCTGCCGTCAACGGTGGGCGTGCCGTCCGTGCATTGTAGATAGCCCCAGTAGCCGACATCCGTTGTCAGCATTTGAAACAGGTCTTCCAAAATTTGCAGCCAGCGCCAAACGCCAGCCTTATCAATCCCCCAAGGGTCAATGCGATAGCTGCTCGTAATGTAGTATATGCTTTCGATTTTGGAAGAGTTGAGCACCTGCATATCTGTTTCGACCCCATCAAGGACTCCCTTTACATCCGCCAGCTGTGTCCCGCCGTATGGCTGAGCCACTCCGTTGACCGTGCTTTGCGGCGGCTTCGTCAGCGCTCCGATCTTGTACTTGTCTTTAGTCTGCAAATCAAACAACGCTTTGATAATCTGCGCGTTTCGCCATATATCGTTTAGCACATTCTCCGTCAAGAAGTCGACCGGCTCGTAATAGTTTTGGTAGCCCTCGAGCGAACCAGCCGCAACAACGGTCACCTCGCAGACATCCGTGTACTCCTTTTCGTCGGCGGTCACTACAACGCTGATCGGAGCAACACCAGCCGCAACAGCTGTCACCACAGACCCGTTGACAGTTGCAACGCTTGGCATAAGCGACCGCAACTCGACATCGTAGCCATCACAGCCAATCGGGAGCACGGTGTAGTCTGCCTGCCAGGTGTCCCCAACTCGCAGCGTTGTTTGCTTTATATTGAAGCTTACGCCCTCAACCGGAACCTTAACGCTGACACGCACCCGGAATTCCGGTACGCCATAAATAGACAGCGTACTGTTCACAGACAGCCGCAGGTCTGCCGTGCCTTTTGCCTTGCCGTGAACCACCACGGCGCCGTCCACATATTCAGCGCTGCAAACACTGCTGTTTGTGTTCTTGACTGTCAACGACTTGTCGGTTGCGTTTTCCGGGTACAAGAAATAGTCAACGCCCTCAACCAGCTTTGCCGTTTCGCCCTGCTTGACCGATACGAAGTCATTATTAAGAACAAAATCGTTCACATAGACTTTTGATGTCTTGAAAGTGACTTGCGGTGATAGCGCTTGCATATTGTTGCCCGCTTTGGTGATCCGAACCACAAGCAAATAAACGGTGTCGATTTTCAAATCGCGAATGTAGAAAAAAATGTTTGCCGATCCGGAATAATCTGCGGAAACAAAATCGCCGCCATTCAGTGAATATTCAACCAGCGATATGTTCGTGCCGGTTTGAAAAGAAACCCTCGCATAATCAAATCCGGCTGAAATTTGCACATTGTTTAGAAAAACAGGCTTTGCAACATCAGCTTTGTCCATCGCGGCAATGCCTTCAATCCTGCCGCCGCCGATGAGGGTCGTGCCGAGAACCGAGCCAACTGTTCCCTTGATCTCTGCCGCCTTGTAGCCATCCGGGTCGTGCTCCACCAGCTGATTGTACACGCCAAACAGTAGAACAGGCTGCCCGCTGGTCATATCAACCTTTGTGTCGGTCGCTTGGTGCTTCTTGCCGTCAATAGTCAAAATCGGCGCTCCGTTCCATTGCCCAGCCGCACCGGTTCCGCTGCCTATGTACTGAATGTACATTTCTGCCGTGACAAGTGAGCTATTGCTCATATTGTCAACGACAGAACGCCAATCAACCCACAGCTTGTAATCCGGCGTGTCGAACATTTCGCCGAGAATTCTACCAGCCGCCATTATATCGCCTCCACTTCATATACGCCCGTCAGCGTGTCTGTGACTTTTGTAATCACCATCACCTTGCCCAAAATGTTGTACGCCTTTCCAATTTTTGGGCGGTCAAGAGTGCTGAATGTGATTTTTGTGCGCCGGTTGTTCTGTTCAAGCAGTTCATCGCAGATTGCCTGTGGGTCATCTGTGCAGATATAAGTCTCATAGCTGACCTCGCTTGCTTCATCGTTGTCCGCCAGTTCGGCGCTCTTTGCAACATACTCGACCGTGGTGTCTTCGTATTTGTTCCCGACAATAACAATCTTGTTGCTCGACTTGTTCACAACGACGCAATAGTTTGCTTCTTTTTTCTCAAATGTCACATTTTTGCTTGGCGTTCCGGAGATCACATCGTCTCCGTCTGCGTTCTTGCCGGTCACTTCATACGCCTTTAGGTTTGCGTGCGGGCTGCTGAATGTGATTTTTACCTTTTTGTTCTTGGCGATGTACCAGTGATATAACTCCTCGGTGTCTTTGACTTGCGACAGCTTATGCAGTTTCAGCGTGACGGATTTTACCAAGTCAGTCTTGTCATATTTCGGGCTTCCAACAATGTTTGCCTCCGTGTACTCCACCGCCGTCTCCTCCGGCACTGTCGGAACAGGCTCAACCCGCAGCGTGTCCAAGCCATCTTGATTGCTGAACCGCAGCCCGGAGCCTATCGCAATGTATTGTAGTGCTTCTCTAACGGAGCAAATAGGAATATAGCCGTCAATGTCCGGTTCTTTCCATTCGTCTATGCTTATATCGTAGCCCAGCGGCTTGACCAACGCTCTAATGACCTGATTTGCACCGGCTCCGAAAAATCCGCCGAGCGTCTGCGCTTCAAACACGGACACGACATTGTACGCCTGTATCGTCGTCGTATTGTCCCCGTTTTCCGCTCCCTGGTTGGCAAAAAAGCGCTCAATATTTTTTTCACCGACGCAGAAATCAATCATCTGTTTGTTTTGCACGAGATAGTCACCACGCTGTGGGTCAAGCACCGTCAAATCCAGCGTGTCATACTCCAGCGATTTTGCCGTCAGCGAATACAACTTCGACACCGACGCAGATATAATGCTGTCGTCGCCGAATTCTCGAGCAGTGCCAAACTCAATGCCCCAAATACCGATGAACGACAGCGGCTCCACCTGCTCAACCGTCAATGTAATGCTGTTTGCATTATCTATCACGAGCGGGAAAAATTCTTCTTTTTTGCTGCCGGTAAACTGCCCCGAAGCAACCGGCGCATTGTCTTGAAACGCCTCGATTTTTAGCGATTTAATCACATTCCGTGATTTAATGGTAAGCCCTGACATCGAATAATAGCCTGTGAGCGATATTTCAAGCTTAAACGGAAAGTTTGACTCACCATCTGCAAAAAGTCCGTTGCTGTCGCTTCTGTAAGCCGACACGACGCCATCCGTGAACTGCTGCGCGCTCGGGTCAAGCAAACGGACGTGCTTATTCAAATCAAAACCCTGCGGCTCAAAGGACAGGAAGTCCTGGGAGCGGCCAGTAAACACAGCTTGCAGGTTTCCGCTGTTGTCGTTAAAGAAAGGCTGCAAAGTCACATCCGGTATCTCAAATGTTGCCCCATTAGCGGCGCTTGCGGAGAAGTCGGAATACTTAAAATAGCCGTATTTGTTCTCACTCATCGCAAGTCACCCTTTCAAATGTGACGGACAGCGCCGTGCTGTAATAGCTGCCGTCGTACAAGACGCCCTTAATGTTGTCCCCTGTCACTGTGACGGAATACTCCCCGGTATTTGTCCCTGTGTTGCTGTCCGGCACCTCCAGCAAGACGCTGTCAGCGGTCATCAGCAGCGTTTTCAATGCGTCGTACGCCACAAAGTCGTTGTTAAAAAAGGTAACATCGTAATTTGTACGCTTGCCCTTAATGTCCCGGTGGCGGCGGCCGTCCATCGTGACTACATCGTAATAGTATTCGTACGCAACAGACGGCTTGATCGTTCCCACATTTTCATAAATGACGCCATTTATTTTTATAGCGATCATATCAGCCTACCTCCTTTGCAACGACTTTAAGAACCGGCAGCAGTGCCCGAGCAAGTGCATTCAAGCTGGCGTTCGGGTCAATGCCCAGCGTTACATTGACATTGCCAACACCGCCAACGCCACCAGCGCCGGAGCCTTTAATGTTGTAACCAGCGCTGATTGTTTGCTCTCCGAAATCAAACGATTTTTGTATCTGCGAAAGCACAAGCCATTCATTTTCTTTGATACCTTTTGCAAATAGCTTCATCATATCCGGAGCGTATGTGTGGAAGTTTGACAGCGGGCCTTTTTTAGGCTCGGAAAAGCCCAAAATATCACGGACTTTCTGCGCCGTATTGCTTACCGTGCTCACAAGGTTGCCCCACATTTCTTGAATGCCCGATACGAAATTGTCGATCATATCGCGACCCCAGTCACGGGCACCATCAACAGCTGCGCTAAATCCGTCACCGACTTCGTGTATAATGTCGCTGCCTATCCGAAACAGAGAAGATATAGACCCAGCGACGCCTCTTACGACTGACATTATGATTTGCGGTGCTGCCTTTACAATCTTCGGAAGTGCTGCGACCAATCCTTGAGCAACGCTGACGATAATCGTTATGCCCATTTGCAGGATCTTGGGCAACATTGCATTCAGCGCAGTGATTAAATTTCCAATAATGACCGGAGCCTGCTGCAAGAGAACCGGCAACGCATTGATCAAACCGGTCGCCAGCGCTGTGATCAGCGTAACAGCAGCGTTCAGCAAGTTGTTCAGCGTTTCGGGGTCTGTCAGCGTTGTTACAATCTGCAAAATGACATTGACTATCGTCGGCACAAGTTCCGGCAACGCCTGGGCAATTCCGAGTGCCAGCTGCGTGATGATGTTTAGCCCCATCTCCAAAATGGTCGGCAGCATTTCAACAAGTCCAGTTGCGAGAGTTGTTACAACACTTACCACTGCCGGAAGTAGTGCAGGCAAAGATTGATTTATGCCGTCAACCAGTGACTGGATGATACCGAGAGCGGCTTCGCCCAGCGACGGCAACACTGCCGTTATCAGTTCCGGGAGTTTTTCGGAAATCACAGGCGCCAGCTTCTCGATCAGCGAACTGACACCCTCAAGCGCTTGCTGCACTCGCGGCAGAATGTTGTTTGCGGCTGTCGCAACACTGTCAACAAACTGGTTTACGAGCCCTTGGAAATCCTGGTTGTCGTCCGCCATTCCGGTCAGCAGGTTTTGCCACGCTGCCTTGGCGGAATTCACAGAGCCCTCGATGGTAGTCGCTGCCTCGCGCTGTGTCGTACCAGTGATGTCCATTTCTGTTTGGATAACATGTATTGCGTCGACGACATCGGAATAGCTTGACAGATCGTATTTTACTCCGGATATTTTTTCCGCGTCCTGCAACAGCCGAGCCATTTCCTCCTTGGTGCCGCCGTAGCCCAGCTTTAAGTTGTCGAGCATGGTATAGTTTTGTTTCGCAAAACCTTTGTATGCGTTCTCTACATCCACCATGTTCGAGCCCATTTTGTTGGCATTATCCGACATATCGGTGATTGCCATATTTGCTTTTTCTGCTGCCTTGTCGGTGTCACCACCAACCGACTGCAAAAGCGACGCAGAGAAACTTGTCGCCGTTTCCATATACTGGTTGGCAGACAGACCAGCAGTCTTATACGCGTTGGCGGCATACGCCTGCACCTTTTTAGATGACTTCTTGAACAGCGTGTCGACACCGCCGACCAGCTGCTCGTAATTCGCATAGGCTTCTGTCGACTGTTTCACGAGTGCTCCGGCGGCAGTCGCTGCGGCAGTAACGGCAGCGCCCGCAACTTTTGCAGCTTTTCCAAGTCCACTCTTGATCTTGTCACCGACAGCGCCGACCTTGTCGCTTGCTTGGTCGTCAACGCCGATCTTAACGAACAGTTCAAATAAGTTCATTAGTCGTTGTTCCTTTCTTCGGCTGTGTCTTTTAGCTTGCCGATAATTTGTTGTTTCACTTGCTCGGGTGTGCGTGTCTCCGGCGGCGGCGGGTTGATGATGTCAAAAAACGATTTAGTCAAATAAGATCCACCAGCAGCCGACTTGGCCGTGTTTTCAGTCAAGATTTTTGCGCAATTAGTCACATAAATACGAAAAGCCAGTTCTTCGGACTGCCGCTCAATAAGTAACGGCAGAGCGAGAACCAGCCCTTGTACTGTCAGTCTTGGAGCGTCAATCAACGCCCTTGTTACGCTTTTTCCGTGGACACGCAGGATTTGAAAAAATCAATCAAGTCCTTATCTTGCGCCATCTCTTTAATGGCGGTCATTGTCTTGATGATCTTCTGCTGCCGCACCTGCTCGAGCGTAAGCCCATTAACAGCTGCGACAATGCCGAACACATCATCTTTGTGCTTTTTCAGCAGCAGCGGGATGAGTTCGGCGACTTTTTCGCTTGCAATAGCGATCATCTCCGCTTTGGTGCGGTCGCCGTCCGTGCCCTCCAGCTGCATACGCAGAGAAGCCAGCAGTTCCTTATCGCTCAAAATGTTAAGCGCATAAATGCTGACTTCGCAAAGGACATCAGCCGCCCGCTCCGTCGTTAGTTCGGATATTTTCATATTGTTTTACCTCCTAAACAAAAAATCCTTATTTATTGACCGCAGCAGCCTTGCCCTGCGCAGCCTTGCTGGCGCTGGTGGAATAGAACACCATAGGCACGGTCTTTTGATCGGTGATAGACACATGGCCAGTCAACTCAACGGAAATCTGCCCCTTGCCGTTTTTTGTCGTCTGCAAAGAGAAGCCGCCAGTAGACAAGGCGTTCTTAAGCTGAATAGCAACCAAGCCGCCATCAGCCTTGTCACCAACCCACCAAAGGTCGGAGAAGTCAGCCTGCGCGATGTCTGCCCGGGGCGTTATCTTCGTTGTGTCAACCTTGTCGACATCAGCAGAACCAAGCGCAAGTCGGATTGCCTCCGGACTTGTACCCAAAGCAGTGAACGCCAGCTTGCACTCCCAGCTGTCAAGGTGCTTCAACTCTTTCATACCGTTCGGGCAGTTGTCCACATCCTCACCGAAGTCAGAATAAGTCGGCACGCAAGTTGCATTGATACCACCAGTGGTGGCGCAAATAATATCCTCGTCCGCCGGTTCCGTCGTGGTGCCTGGAGTGAAATTTTTAAGCAAAACGCCTGCGTCGAGTTGCAGGTCGTCAAAAGTGCTCTCGGGGATAACTGCAAATTTACCCATTTCAAAAATCCTTTCTTAATTTTTTGTTAAATATTCGGCAGTGACATTTATTATCTTCCGCCGGATTTGGTCATCGTCCGGGTCGGACATATTTTGTGCAAACGGCGTGCCCCGCTTTAGCCAAATATAGCCATCAACAGCGGGAATGACCAACCCATCAAAGCCGATTGTCTCGCTTATCTTTTCAGCCATTGCATTGCACGGCTTCCAGGTTGTGCCCCTGTACCACAGTGAAACGGAAATACTGGTATCACCACTTCCATCAGCGTGGAAACTGTCCGTCACGAGTGCGTAAGTCAGATACGGTAGCGCTGCTCCCTGCGGCACTGTTGTCTCCTCATACGCTGGCAGGAAACGCTCAAAAAACGCTTGCACTGCTGCCGCTTTGGTCTGCGCCATTTGCTTTGCCCTCCCTTTTGGACTTACTACAAAACTACAAAAACTACAATAAAACAAGGTTCTGTATTTAATATATTTCAATATATATACCCATCTTTATATTACTCTCTAAAACTTTGTAGTGTTTGTAGTGAGAGCATATAAAGTGCCTTGTTTTTGGCTTAACTGCGCCATTTTTGGCGTACTACAAAGTGCCACTACAACGCCGTCTACAAGTCTACATTCTCGCCCGCTGACGGCTTATTTTAACCGCCAATGCTGGGCGTGAACTCCTCCGCCGTGACCTGGAACACCTGGAAGCTGGCGGATTTTGGCGTCATTTTGTCATCGCCGTCGGAAGTCACACGGAATACTTTGCCGTCTGACAGCCGCTTGAACACATCGTAATAGTCAATTCGCGTGCCAATCGGAACGGTGACAGTGTACAGACTTGTAACGCCTGCCTTTTCCGCTGTGCGGGCTTCCATCGAACTATCAAAAGTAATTGCCGCCTTGAACGGTGCGCCATCCACCCAGCTGGTGGTATATCCGCCCTCGCCGTCCGGTTTATCAATTTTTCGTACAAAGACGCACTCTGTCATTGCTTGCGCCAAAAGGCTCATTGTAGCTTCCTCCATTCGTTTAAGCGCGCGCGAAAGACGGTAGGCCAGTCAAGCGCAGCGCCGTTTGTGTCTGTGCCTCGGCTGTAAGAATAGCCGCCAAAACTCTCACTCACAAACGCGCCGGGCTTTCCTGCCTCACTCTCGCAAAACGCCTTGATTTCCCTTGATAAGTCCACCAGCTTAGGAGGTATCGCAAGTGCCCATATCGCCCCGCTGAAAGCCTCGTCGGTCAAATCCAAGTCGGCCTCGGCATACCTATGAACGCCATCGTTAAAGACGCTCCCCACGATCCTAAAATATTGCCCCTCTTGTAAAAAGTCCAGCGGCGTGATTTTGCCGCCTTCAATTGTAAACTCCCCCTTGTGAATGCCGTTCGGCACTAAGAAGTAGTTGTGCAGTTTTGCACAAATCTCTGTCAGCATAGTCACGCCGCCTTCCTTGTCTTAGGTCTTAATTCGGTTTTGTTCCGCTTAGAATGTGCACTTCAAGCCGGCCAGACGCTTTGCGTCAACGACCTTTGCGCCGTACACATGCAGACCCTTCACAGCGTCAGCGAAGCGCTTCTCGGGGCGATAAGCTTCGGTGCTCACGATCTGCTCGGCATAGGTGCAAGCGCCCTCATCGCCAGCGGTGACGGTAAAGGTCGTGGTTCCGGTTGCGGTCTTGTTTGCGCAGTTGTTAGACATATAAATGTCAAAACCAGCAGCACGAGCAACAACGCCGTTCTGCAGCACATCCTCGGCCATAGACCCGCCGGTCTTAACGAAGCGGTCGTCCTGCAAGATGAGAGCAATCATCTCTGGAGGTGCCACCAGCCAACGACCGACAGTGGGCACATTGGCCTTGTCAAGCAGCAGCTTCATCTTGACCACATTCTCATAAACATTTGCAGCGGTCAGCGCCACAGCGTCAGTCGCGACAAGGTTGCCGTTGCCTGCAGTGATAGCGTCTGCCAGCTGCTTAGCCAGGTAAGCGTCAGCAGCGTCGTTCAAGCCATAAGCCGCACGCTGCATTGCCTTATCCATCACATCGCCGGCAGCCTGGGCAGCGTCCACATCGTCGACCTGGAAGTTGAAATACTTTGCCTGGTCGATGGTAAGGCTCTGCTCGGTGGTGGCCAGTGCTTCCGGGCCAGTGGTGAAGTCGGTATTCTTGGTGTAGTTGCCGATGGTCACAGCGCCAATGGTGTTGATCTTTACGGTATCGCCCTGCTGCTTGATGTCACCCTCGTAGTCACGATTGACCACATTGGCGAACACATGCGCCTTGTCCAGCGCGTTCAGCAGCCGTGCGTCCCAGATTTGAGGGATAAAAGAAGAAATAGCCATCTTTTTTTGCTCCTTTTTTCAGTTTAGTTTGTCGATTTTAACGACTGTTTGATATTTTCCCAGTTGGCATTGATCTCTGCGGCGGACATTTTCTTCATATCATCAGCAGAAAAAACAGTCTTGTTCTGCGTGTTCCCGGGCGGCGTTGAAGTGTTGGCACCTCTCTGCCCCTCGGACACGATAAAGTCAGCCCATTCGGTCTTAACGGCCTCTGTCAGCTTGTCAGCGCCCTTGATTTCGCCTTTTGCGTCGAGTTCGACACTGTCAATGTCCGACACCTTCAAAACGCTGTCAATTCGTTTTTCGGAAACCCCTGCGGCCTGTAACATTTTACGATAAGCCGTCGCCTTTGCCGTGTGTGCTTCCTTAACGCTTGCGGCCTGTTTGAATTCGTCGAACTCCTGCTTAAGATCGTCGTATTGCTTTTTGTAGCCATCATTGTCCCCGGCTGCGTCAAGCTGTTTTTTCGTATCGTCCAATTCCTTTTGGACGCCTGCCAATTTCTGCGCCTTGCCTTTCAAAGCGTCCCGCTCCTCCTTGAGAGCGTCCACCGTGTCAGCGTGCGCTTCGATGATTTGGTCGATTTGTTCCTCGCCAATGCCCATTGCTTTGAGCATTTTTCTTGTCAATGCCATAGAACCTGTCTCCTTTTCCTCGGCGGCTTTTCTTTGCCGTTAGATTTTGTTCTTGCTTTAATTATACAGCAAGCATATTTTTTTGTCAATGATTATACCAAAAGTTAATGATTAAGCGTTGTGCAGGCTGTCCTCCAGTAGCTGCTTATAACGGTCTGCGTGTTCGGAAGCCGCCCGCTTCAAAACATGGTGAGCAACTCTATTTGTACCACCAAGTTCGATAGACGGGAAATATTCGACATTAGAGCCGATGGCAACAAAAAGGTCTCCTTTTTTGCCGTCCATAGTGCCCTCATAACTACCGGTGCGCAACTCTTTTTCATATTGTCCTTTTTTGTCGGCCTTGTACTCCTTTGTGTTCGGTTCTTGCCCCGCCAGCGCATAAGTAATGCTGTTTCGTGCATAGCCAGTCACGACCGGCATATCACCGTCAGTTTTGGCGTAAGTTTCGGCAGCCATTCCGATAGCTTCCAGTCCTCGCTCAAGTGCGTTTTGAAATGCCCGCTCAAACTCTTTTGTGTTGTCTTTTGAAGTGATTTTTACACTCACTTTTTATTCACCTCGCTAAGTGGCGTAAAGCCGATGATTTTATAGCCGAGTGTGCAGCGGCAGTTGTAAGTATTCGACGGCGCAGCGGCAGGGTCGCCCGGGTACATTATAGAGCCAATAGAATTAACGAACGGCTTATCTTTTTTAATCGTCTTTCTGTCAAGTTCAGCGTGCCAGTCTCTCGTTTTGCCGTCGTGTGTGGAAATCCACATTTTGTCAACCACAACGCCCTTGGATTCCATCTCGCCGAGCATATCCATACGCCCTTTGTTTTCGGCGCCTGTGACAGCCGTTCGCGCGGTTCTAACAGCAGCGTGCATATTCATTTGTTGCACCTTGGCAATGCGGTTTGCGATCTTCGGTATGCTCTCGCCCTGTAAAATTCCTTGCAGAACCTCGGAATTGATCTTCTTCATATTCCACCGGACATCCTTGGCCTTGTTCAGCTTTCGCAGCGGCAGCAGGGAGCGGTCTCCTCGCAAGATCAAATTCTCGACAGTGTGAGCGTCTACCAACGAAAAGGAAAAGCCACGCAATTCTCGCTTGGCGGCTTTACCAATCGCATTGTAATTCAAGGCGTAGACTTCCGGCAGCCGGCCGTTGGTATATTCAAGCGCAATTTCATTTACACGGCTCAAATTCTCGGCGGTCTGTTCCGCAATGCTTTTGAACCGGTCATTCTGCACAGTTGCTTCACGCTTGGCGAACGCCAACTCACGACCAGCCCGCTTGATTTCTGCCTTGTCGCCGGTTTCCTTGGCGGCTTCGTACTGCTCTTGCAAGCTGGCCAATTTTGGCTCGGTTTCCGCCATATATGCGTCCCAGGCCTGCCGCACTTCGTCTTGCGTCTGCCGGTATATCCGCCGAATGCGGCGCTCCAGCGAAAGCAATAACTTGTCTGTTTCTCTGTGTGCTTTATCTGCCAACGCTGGCGCCTCCTTTTAGCGTTTTCTCGTTCACATCAACTTGCTAAGCAGCTGTTTATTTTTCGCTTTTCTTTTTCATTTTCTCGGTGATCTTGTCAAGCAGCGCCTGCAACTCCTCATCCGTCAAGGCGTCCAAGTCGTCATCCTGCCCGCTTCCGGTCGGCTCATTGCCTTGCTGGCCTACATCCGGCTCCGCCTGCTGCCCTGCCGGTTCTGCTCCATCGATGGCGGGGTTGTCGTCAACCTCAATCCGGTTGCCCTCCTCGTCTCTCTTTCGCTTGATGATCTCATCCGCCTGGTCGCCGATACCCAGCAAGAAGCAGACCTGCTCGGTGATTGTCTCGTCGTCCAAATACTCGGCAGCGGAAAGCACCATCTGCATTTCTTCGGATTGATTTACAATCTTTGACCGTTTGAAGCTGACGCTGTCGGTAATTTCCGCAAGCTGCAAAATCTTTTCTACAAAATTCGTAACGCAATACTCGAACATATCCGTCTTGCTGTCAAGCGGCTGATATGCCGCCCGGATTTCCGTGGCGGTTTTTGAGCCAGCCGAAAGGTCAAGCACATTCAAGCACATAAAATCATCATATAGCCGTGCCTTGATTGTGGCTATCGCAGCGTCGGACGCAGCAATCGGCGCCTCAACTGTGTGGGCTTCAACCTGTGCGCCGTCATCGTCGATGTGCGCAACATGCATTGTGCGCAGCCGCTCCAAGAACCGCTGGTCGTCCTCGTCGTCCATTCCTCCAGCATTGGTGATTGCCCAGTAGATCATATTGCCCTCGTCGACATTGTTTACAAGATTGCTGTTGATAAGGTCAAATGCGTCAAGCGTACCCTGTCGACCAACCAACTCCGACTGTTTCTTGTCGTTGCCATAAAGCGGAATGATAGGGAACTCCGGGTAGTTTTCAAAGTCGTAAATCTCGGTTCCGTCAGCGATAGAGTGCCGCACCTTCATCTTGTAAGCGGTCTTTGGCTGGATAATCAAGATCTTTTCGTTTGTACCTGTCGGGCTTAGGTACTCCGTGTAGCCATCGACCTCATAAAGCGTTGCCCGCAGTGGCTTATCGTCTGCAAGCTGCCAAAACCGAATGCCAGCCCGCAGCGCTCCGCTCTCCTCGTCAAACAGCGGGACAAACTCCGTCACATCGAACACATCCAGGTGGTCGAGGTTCCAGAAGCCGAAAGCCACGCCACCAATCAAAGCAGATTTGCCAGCCTTTTGTAACTGGTAGTCGAAATCGTAAGACCCTCCGTGCTGCTCGCCCTGGCCGCCGCCCAGCTTTTCCTTTGTTTTCTTGTCGCCAAAAATAGCGCCGTTGCCAAGCAGGTACTGGTTCTCCTGCGTAATTGCAAAGTTGAAAAAGTTGCTTGTGATCTTGTGATTGGGCGCCCATCTATCAACATGAGCGTCACCCCGCAAGTCGTAGATCAACTTTTCATAACGCATTATCGTCGGATTAAGTCCTTGATAATACTCCCACGCCCGGCAAGCAGTCCGATAAAGCTGCCCGGCCTTATGTTGGCGGATAGCCGAAAGGACAAACGCCTGCCGCTTGCCCTCGAACGCTCCGCACGCTTCAAGGTCTTGATAAGTCAAGTAAGTAGAAATTGTAACCACCCCTTCGTCGTGTTTTTTATTTAGCCACGCCCAAAATAAGCGGGCTTTCTTTTTTGCCGATTTTCTTACGCAAAATCGTATTGACAAAATAGCGAATATCATCCATAGCGTGGTCGTTCTCTTTGACCACTCTGTCGTCCCCTGCCTTGTCGTCCCAGCGATACAATCCAAACTCGGCGATACTGTCAACACAAGAGCGGTGGATTTGGATATTGCCAGCGTGCAGGTAAACCGACACCCGTCGGATACCATCAAGGACTGTATTGTCTGCCTTAACGACACTGAATCCACGCTGCCGCAGCGCTGCGATAAATGACGCCGCCGACGGGTCAACAATAACCTTGCGGATCTTATATCCGTCAGCCAGCTGCTCCACATCGTCGCAATACTGCTCGTCTGTCCTCTGTACGGACTTTTGGCGGCCATTATAATAGAACTCCTTAATCCTTGTCGCCTTTGAGCCTAAAACGCACCACAGGCCAGCAGAAAACGGATTTTGCGTACCGTAGTCGATAGAAATATAATACTCGCCGTTCGTTGGCACTTCATCGGTTATATTGTCCTCTCCGAAATCGTAAACCAAGCCCTCGGCAACGCACCACTCGCCGAGAATATACCGCCGGTAGAACACTCCGGTGTACATCGTTTCATATCGCTGCAAAATGTGCTCCGTCAGCGCTGGATTGTCCCGCAGTTCAAAATGCAAACGCAGGGCATTGTGCGCTTCCGGCTGGCTTACCCATTCGGTATAGAACCAATGCTGCGGACTGTCCGGGTTGCAGTTAAACCAAAACTTTGACCCATCAACAGAGCAGCGGGAGAGTGCCTGCTCAACGAACGACCTGGGCATTAGCGCCACCTCGTCAAGCAGAATACCCGCCAGTGTACGACCTTGGATGAGCGTAAAGCTGCTTTCGTCTTTGCCACCGAATATTTCAAAATAGTTCTCAACACGGCCACAACGAACCACCAGCAGCTTGTCACTCCGACGCCATTGTATGTCCAGCCGCTCCCTTGGCTCTGTCATTCCAAGATACGGAACGATTATATTCTTGACGGCGCTATCAACAGTCTTTCCACAAATGCCGAACCGCTGCCGGTCATATCTCCTCATAGCGTCCTCGACGAACGCGTACATCATCCAAACCGTCTTACCGGAACGGATGGCGCCGTCAGCAATCAATGCGTCAAAGCGCGTGTAAGGAAACGCCAATATTTGCAGCTGCTTTTCACTTAGTGCTGGCATTGCTTTCCTCGTTCTGTTCTATTGCTCTTGCAGTCTCTTTCAACGCCAGGGTCAGCGGGTCATCCTCCCGCCTATCAACCGCAACAGTGTACTCGCCTCGGTCGCTTTGGCCAAGATACTGCTTGCCGAGCCAAATGGCCATATTTGCGTTTTTTTCCGCCAAGCGAAACTGGGCACGGCGCAAGGATATTTTCCCCATTCCACGCTTTTCCTTAAAAACTTCCGAAAAATTCATATCGTAAGTTCTTTTGCACCACGATTCAAGCGTGTCGGAACAAACGCCGAACCAGCCGCAGATTTCCTCTTGCGTACATTGCAGGCCGCAGAGTTTTTCAAATTCTTCTTGATCTATTTCTTTTCTTGGCCTTGCCATTTACTCACCCCTCATTATTTCCTCGTATTTGCTTTTTTTGTAAAATTCAAAGCCATATACCAATTCTTTTATATAATTAGGGACAATTTTAATTTTAGGGCTTTTCAAAAGTTTTTCAAACATTTCTGGCGTCGGTATTCCGGTTTGACCATCAAGCTGAACGCACAACCAATGAGAGTGCATTTGCGTCCCTGTTAATTCTTCAATTTCTTTCGCTTTTATGCCAGTTGATTTTAGCCATTTCGTAAACTTCAATCTATCTTGTGGCGAATCGCTCCTTTCAAATTTCCCAAAAATGACGGGCTCGTAAGAATCAAAAATTTCTTTTGAATCCATTATGTCTACAAAACTTTTGCTTCTTAAAAATTTAGAGCTTCCTGCGTTTTGATAAATAGCTTTGAAACATCCAGCGGTTCCAGACTTTTCCATCATTTCGGTTGCTTCAACTTTTTCTCCGTTGTATATGTGTTCAAGATTATATTTATTTATCTTAAAGCCTTCTACGCCCTCGCATCCGCAGCAAGTCATACTGTCGCCCATTGTTCGCAGCCTATTTTCGGCGCACATAAAAGCAAGACCCAAGCTATGGCATTTTTGTTTTATCGCTTCATAATCTTTTGCAAGAATATGCTTCGGATATACAAAATCTCCTCCAACTTTAATAAGCCCGGGTTTTGGCTTTACAAATTTCATCCCTTCAATCGTAATTCCATAAATTCCGATTTTTGCATATTCGTCAAGACTTTGCATTACATCTTCAAATACCTCGGTCATATACGGCTGAATGCGGACAACAACTCTTTTACAATTACCCACAAGTTTTCTAAGCATTTCAAGCCTTTCGGAATATTTCGGAGCACCTTTTTCCAAAACATCATATTTTGAACAAACCATTGAAACCTGAACAACTGCGTTGCATTGCTTCAAAAGGCTCAAATAATCATCTTCGCAAATAAGTTTGCCCTTCGTGCTTACTATAAACGGATATTTTGTTTCGGCGAAAATTTTTAATGCTTCGTAACTTATTCTATGGACTTTTTCGCAAGGCTGAAATGGGTCACTCATTCCACCCCAGTGCAACGGTATACCCCAATCGCACCACTTTGTAACTTCGCTTCTCTTGCCGTTTATAAAATCTTTTAATTGTTTTAGACAGTTGTCTTTTTCGATTTTTGTTATATCATTTTTTCTTTGGACAAAACAATATTTGCAGGCATGCGAATACCCTTTATATGTATCAATTCTGACAGGGCAATCACACAAAACAATTTGAGAACCGCAAGCAATCATTTTATAATACTCCCATGATCTTCAACAACTCTTTGCTATAAAATTCTTTTGTCATTTCTTTTATCTTGCCCTTAACGGCGTCCTCATATTGTTTCGGAAAACAAAAAGAGATTGAAAATTCTTCTCTTTGAAGTTTATTGTTGTTTGTCATACAGTTTTCGTCTTCAAGAAGTTCATCAATATAACTCAATTGTTGACCTTGTTCGTTCACTTCAAAGCCAAAATCAAAATCAAAATCGCTGAAATCAAGATCAGCAATTTCATCCGCCAGCAGGTCAAAGTCCCAGTCACTTTCGTTGCTCTTATTGTCCACCAGACGCAGGGCGTTCACTTGTTCGGGCGTCAAGTCATCAACGCAAACACACGGCACTTCTTTAAGCCCCAACTTCTTTGCTCCAAGTGCTCGGCAATGACCAATCACGATAACGCCGTCCTTATCCACCACGATAGGCTGAACGAAGCCATACTGTTTGATACTCTCGGCCACATTATCAATTTGCGTTTGGTCGTGCTTTTTAGCGTTCTTCTCATACGGCTTGATTGTATCAAGCGCTCGCATTTCAACCTTCATCAAAACGCACCTCCTAAATATAATTGTAGCAGAAAAGCCACCAAAAATCAACTTTTTGGCGGCAAATGATAAAACGCTCTGTATAATTCCTCCGCTGTGTCCAGGTTCTTGTCAGCGGTGTATGCTTCTGTGGCGGCGGTGATTCGTTCCTCCAGCGCCAGCGATTCTCGGCTTAAAAATTCAGCCTTCGACCGCAGCAGGGTGCAGTTGTACCGCAGCGCTTCTTTCTGCCGTTTGGCGGTTTCCTTATCCATCAACCCAGCACGGAACAGCTTATATATAGCCACCAAGCCAATATACTCGGCGCTGTCCGCTGCTGTCAGCCCTTTCGGTAAGATTTTGCCGTCAGCGGCGGCTTTTTCTAAACTCTTGTCCATTATCTCGTCCCTTTCTGCAAAGCAACCTACAATGTAGTAGTGAGTTTGTAGCGACCCATTTTTGGCTCAACCACGCCAAATTTTAGACTTTCGAGCCGCTACAAACTACAAAAACTACGTTGTCTGCTATAAATATATTTCTATTTTTACTTTTTTCCTTATTTTATATTACTCTCACAAATAATGTAGTGTTTGTAGTGTTTTATATAGAGAATGTGTTTTTTTGGCTTTGTTGCGCCAAATTTTCGGACTACAAAGTCGCACTACAAAGTCTACTACAACGCTACAAACACCACGAAGGCGGCAGATTTTTGGCTAAAATTCGAGGATGTCGTCAAGGTCGATTTGGTCGGAATTGTCCTCGTTCGCCCACCAACGCTGATTGCCATAAACCGGAAACTTCTTGGGATATGGCTGCTTGACCCACCCGCTCATTGATTGGAGTATGAGCCCGATTTCTTGGCTTTCCTTTTTGGTGGGCTTTGAATATTCGCCCATACGCAAAGCCTCCTGCCAAAGTTCAAGCACGCAAATCTCGGTCTTATTTTCCAAATAATCCTCGATCATACCAACACGGAAATCATCTTCTGTTGCTTCTGCCTGCTCCTTTCGAATGTCATCAATCAGCGACCGGTCAGCATACGGCAGCAGCTTGCCGGCCTTGTACAGTTCCAACGCTTCTGCCCAGCACTGGCGGATGTCGGCTTTGATTTGCTTCTCATTGTCAAACAACTCATAACCGCTTTGCTTCACCCGCACCGGATAGAACCGCCGGTTGCCGGTCTTATCCGTCAAAAACTGCTCTTTGTTGGTCGTTCCTATGAATATACACTGCCGTGGGTGGTCGGTCACTCGCTTGTCGAACGGCATTCGGTAGCGATCATTTAACCGGGTAAGGTAGGACTTGACGGCTTCCTGCTCCTTCGTTCGTGTCATTGCAAGTAGTTCCGACACCTCGCAAATCCACGCACCCTCGATTGATTCAATTCCGCGCTGGCCGTCAAATTCGTTGACCTCTGTAAAATATTCGTCCGCCAAAGCAAGCCAGCGGATCAGCGTTGACTTGCCTTCTCCCTGCTTTGTGCCGATCAGCACCGGCATATCGTCGAATTTGCAACCTGGATTGTATAGCCGGTGAATACCGCCGGCAAAGATAAGGCGGCTGACTTCTCGGGTGTACGGCGTGTCCTCGCATTTCGTCCACTTTGCCAAGAAGCCGTAAATTCTCGAAACGCCGTCCCATTCCAATCCGTCCACAATCTCACGCACTGGGTGGTACTCGTGGCGAGCCAGCACAATGCGCATAGCGTCCTCGCTTTTCTGCACGCTGTGGAAGCCGTATTTTTTCTCAATATACCGCCGCATTTCTGCGTCGTCAGCGTCCGTCCACCGTTCCGCCACGCCGTTGACGGTCTTTTCCGGGCTATATGTAAGCAAATTAAACTTTATGCCGGAGAACCTCGGGTCACCCTCGAGCACCTTTACAAAGTTGTCAATCGAAGCCACCGGCCGGCCATTCGCGTCAAAATCCAAGTCAACACCGCAGCGCAGCTTTGCATTTGTCCGCTTGTATTCTTTGGCCAGGCTCTCGTTTGCCTTGTTAAACGCTTTTAGCACGCTTTTGAATTCCTGCTGTATGCCGAATTCCTTTGCCTTTATCGCCATCAGCGCCGCAAGCCTTGCTTGATCTTCCGGCCGCTCGTCGCATAGATCAAGAAGTAAATCAGTGTTCAGCAACTGTTCCGGCGTTGCTATAACTTGTATCTGTTCATCTGTAAGCACTTCATCGCCTCCTTAAATCGGCCTGTGTGAGCCTTTCATCTGCCAAGCCTATCCGTTGTAGTGCTTCAACGAAAAGCGGGTTTAACGGCTCTGTGGCGGCCTGTGGTCGATATTTGCGCAGCTGGTAGTCCAGCCTTGCCCACTCGTCGAACGCAGCCCAATAGTCACGCTCCAGCCGCTCCTTCATTGCTTTTTCTGCCTTGCGCTTTTCTTTGCGTTCCCTGGTGGCCTGCTCCATCTTCCGCTGTTCTCTTACGGAAATCCGCCGCCCGATTGGCAATCCCAACGCAAAATCATTGTTCAACTTCTCGCACGCTTTCAAGAAAGAAAGGCCAAAATACTTTTGTACGAATGTCAAAATGTCGCCGTTCTCTCCGCACGCAAAACAATGGTAGCCATTGCTTCCGGAATAGACCTGCATTGACGGCGTGTTGTCGTCGTGGAAGGGGCAGACAGCCCGCCCCTTCCTGTCAATGTGAATTCCATACGCTTCCAGCACCTCAGTCGTGTCCAGCCGTTCCTTGATTTCTGCTGCGTAATCAATCATCAGCGCGCACCAAAATATACCGCCCGTTTTTGTCTTGGTACGGAATTTCAAATGGTTTTTTCTTCGAAATTGTACAGGTTATATCCAACGAACACCCGATGTTAAAAGGCATATTCTCTGGACAATCTTTGCAATGGTGCGATAAGCAGAATTCCTCCGCTGTCATTGCACGCAATTTGATACGATTTCTGGTTTTGCGTTTTCCACATTCGCAAAAATGATTTGTGCTGCTGCTCATATCCTGCTCACCTCCCTGTACTCCCAAACCCGCCGTTGCCTCGTTCGGTGTCTGCCAGCTTTTCCACCAGTGCCAACTCCGGCTGGTTCAACATTGCTTTCTTCATATAGTTAATCTCCCATTTTTATTTGTTCGTAATCACTTTTAACTACTGTTCTTGGCTTATACTTTGCAAAATTTCCGTTCTCATCTTGCCTAAATATATCTGCGTTCAAAAATTCAAAATGTTTGCATTTGTTAGGTCTTTTTGCTTTAACAGCTTTGTAAAACTTACCTGCGCCATTATTTCCGCAGAGAGCATTTGCTGTACAAATGAAATCGGTACACTCACCGTTATAATCAAGAGCACTTGCACAATATCGGCAATACTGATTTTTAGGTTGTTCCATTGTTTAACTCCTCTAATTTTGCTTCTGCTTTTGATTTATCAAGATAAATATCGTCAATATCAAAACCAATTTCGTCAAAATCATAAACTGTTAGATTTTTGCCGTCATATTCAAAGCAAGAAACTTGTCTTTCGTCTATGAAATATTCGGTATATTTTCCTTTCTCAAGCCTCTGGGCAATAATAAAGAAATCATCACCAGCCTTACAAGGCAATTAAATATACTTTGCTTTGTCATTTCTAAATGGACAGTTTTTCCATTTACTGCCAATCCGTCTTTTTGTATGGAATGCACCATACATTTTGCACACATCAAAATGTGGACAATTTTTACAAGTCATTCTTTCACCTTACTTTTAAGCCAATCAACTTTTGATTTTTTCACAATTCGATTCAAACACTCATCATATCTTGAATCTGTTAAAATATCATGAATGTGTAAATACACAACTGAAAACACAGCCTTGTCCCATGTTTCTTTGTTTTTTAATTCATACCCCTGTTGTTTTAGCTGTGTACTAAATTTTGGGCACAATGCACCAAATGAAAAAGATAAATTCATTTTTCCACCTCGCTTTTAAGCCATAAACGCAATGAGACTTTATCATTTGAAACATATTCGCCATTGAGTCTTAAGGCGATTTGTCCTGTTGCACTATTTAAGAACTCTGCCATTTCCTCAATATTATTTTCTTTAATTTTTTCAAAATTTGTCATTCTTTTTTCTCCTTTACACATTCAAACACCCACGCAGGTAATAAAATGCTGTAATCTTTTAATGCTTGGAATCTCATATCTTTGACAGATGAAAAAAACATTTTTTCGAGCAACAATCTAACTGCTTCTTTGACTGATTCTTTTTTCATCATTCCGTTCGCATAATAATTATCAGGACCGCAGTTAACGTATTCCTCAAGAAAGTTTTGTATTTTTCTGTTATATGGCGTGTCTGTCATTCTTTGCTATCCTCCATTCTCGGCAGCTTTGGAATTTCTCGCCAATGCGTAATGTTTTCAACAACATTGCCGTGTCTTATCCAGTGTTTATCGACAGTGTGATACCAACCTTCGTATACGTCTCCTAAATTTGAACACATAATCACATATCTACTTGTGTCCGGCAGCCTGTCCTTTACGCTTATCCAGCCGTCCGGCCGGTTAAAACTTGTCATTCCTGTACACATTATGCTTTCTCCTTTAATATTCAACAGCTTCTTGACGGTTGATAAAAAAATGAATGCCGTGTGAAAACTCGTTCCATCGGTTATCGTCGAATGAATCCGGATATACAAATTCTCCAAATTTATAAACGACATTTGGTGAATAGTTCGTGTTAATTACACTCGTCGTTTTGGCTGGCTTGCCTGAAATCGTTGTTATTGAAAGCACCTTAGCATAGCTTGCTCTACATTCTCGAGTAGTCGCAGAACAGCGCTTGGCGTCAGCTGGAATAAGAATTTCAATAATGTACTCCCCACATTTTTTAAACGCGACAAACTCACCTTTTTCGGGGCAAGCATAAGGTATGAACGGGAAATTCATAACTTCACTCAATTTTGCTCCTTGCAAGCGGGTTTTCCATAGTTTAGCCTTCCACAGATCGGATCCGCTTAAATCGGTTCCTCTCATATCGCTTCCTCGCAAGTCGGTTCCACCCAAATCGGCTCCACAGCAGTTGGCTCCTCTCATGTCAACTCTGCACATGTCAGCGCCTCGCAAATTGGTTCCCTGCAGATCAATTCCATGCATATCTGTTTCAGATAGACAAGCCAATCGAAGATCGACTCCTCTTAGATCAATTCCTCGTAGGTCGATTCCCCACAGGTTGGCTCTTGCTCCATCAGCTTCATTGTTTAGCCATTTCTTATGCAATTCAAGCACGGCTTTCAATTCTTCTTGTGTCATTCGTTTTTCTCCTTTCTATTTTCGCAAACATACTTACTTCCGCTCATCATCTCGTCACGAGACAGTCAGTGTCTTTCCAAATCAGACGCTGGCCACAATGCGGGCAAAACTCGGTGTGATCGACTGTTTGGAAACAGGTGGGACAAGAATTTACATTCACTTCTTCGTGGTCGCCGTTGGTCGTGAGCACTGGAACAGTAAATTCCAAAGCCCTCTCTGGTCTTTGCTTTTTTACGATTTCAATTGCGCAATCGATCGCCTCGGCGCTATCTGCACTCGTTCTTTTTCTAAAATCTTTCAAAAAATAAATGATTTTGTCAATATCCATGATTAGTCATCCTTAAAATGTTTCGTGAAATTTTCTTTTGCTTCTCTGTAAAGCAACTCTTTGATCAACCTCGGCGCCGTCCTGGCTGTGCAGAAAAGCACGACGCAATTATACCGAGCCATCCAAGCCGTTAGGCTTGCCACCAAACACTGCGGCAGAACCTTGGATCGGTAACGGCCAGCGTATGCCGACTCCCAGCTTTCACCTTCGATCAGCAGATAGACTTTGAAGCCTGCCGCCATTGCTCGCTCAAACTCACGAACGAACCGATCTCGGTGCTGAAAGAAATTACCGCAGATTTCTGTCAATGACATTTTGCGTTCTACCACGGCGGGGCAAATCCACTTGCCAAATCCAGGTAGATCGAATTCTGCGCCATAGTCGCCAAAGTCCAACTTGTCTTGGCGGTAAGGAACGCCGAACGCTTCCCATCTCTTGACGGCTTCCACTGTTCGGTGCTCTCGCGTGTCAACAACGATTTGCATTGTGTCCAGCGCCGCCTCGATTTCCGCTTGCCGCATTAGAACGGCAGGTCGTCATCGTCGCCGTCGTCGATGACTTCAAAATCAGTGTTGCTGTCAACGGTAGCCGGTTTTTGACTTGCGGGCAGCGGCTTGGCCTTTGGCGTCTTAAACTTGCCGTCCTGGATGTCCTGCACTGACAGAATAGAGCACGCCTCTGTAGTCCAGCCAGTGTTGCCATTGTATGCCCATTCTCTTTCACGGAACAGAACGCCAACGCGCTTGCCTTTGAGTGCCGTTTCGTCCCAGTCCCAATGATAGCCGTCGTTGCTCTCCTCTAAGCAAGCGATCAAATTGCCGAACCGCTTCAACTGGCTGTCATACCACTGATTGGCCTTATCCGGAACCGTCACGCGGATGTTGCCCTTCCACTTCTTGTCCTCGAAAGGTGAATTCTTGAACTGCTGACGGAAGAAGTCTTTGTACTCGCCCTCGTCGATGTCAAACGAAATGACAAGCACCTCGCCCCAATCGTATGTCTTGATGAGTGCGTTTACAATTTTCGCTACATATCCACCAGCGGGCAGCGGATCGGATGACATCCCTGTTTTTTTCGCTTCAAAATCAAACTTTTTCATTTTTTTTACTCCTTTTCATTTTCAAAATTCAACGGGCAGTCATACCCGATATAATGCTCCGGAAATTGCACCGGACGCTGATTTAACTGGCAATATCGTTTGCTGCTTGACAGATACGGACACTGTGCACAGCACACAAAGCTGCGCCCTTGCCAGTCTACTGGAAAGTGTACCACGACGGTTGCTGTTCCGTCAATAAACGATTTAACGCCGTTCAGCGTTTCACTGCTCTTCATCGGCAGCACCGCCCAAATCGTAATACTCACGGATAACGCTGTCAACAGCTTTCAAATCGTTGTCGATCAAGTCCTGGTCAAACATACCCAGCGGGCTTTTGACGGTGTCCTGTCCGTTGTTGTGCGTTTGAAAGCAGTACCGGCCGTCCTGCACAACTGTCTTGAGAACGATTGTAAACCGCCCCTCCAGCGTTACATAGTTGTCAAGCATTTTCCCAATTGTCTTGAAGTGCTCCCGGCCGTCGTCCATTTGGTCGCTGTGCCCAAGGAAATAGACAATTTTGTCGTCCGGCAACTTGGCAGCAAATTCAACCAGATGATTGAACGAAAGCGCCATATCCGTGAACTTTTGATAACCGGTCACCTTGGCGTTGCGCATAAACTCGTTGACCATCAAGTAGGTTGCGTCGTCGATCACAATGGACTGCTGCGGTGCTGCTGCAATAGCTTTTTCGATCTTGGCATAGTTGTCGCTGTTGTATGTTTTCAGTTTGTTTTTGAACGGCAGCGGCTTACCGCTCACATTTACGATTGCCACATCATCCGTTGCGAAGTTTCGCAAGCTGGTGGACTTGCCTGTGCCGCTCTGGCCGTAAATCATTACGATGATTGCCATTTTTCTTACTCTCCTTTCTCTTTGCCCGCTGCTGCGAGCAGAACCATACGAACATAAGCTGACATCGTCAGCCCACGCAGGTCAGCAGCCTGCCGGATTTGTTCTTTTTCGCCGTCGGTCATTTTGACCAGTAGCAAATTGTCCCTTGTTGTCGTGTTGCTCATCTCTCACCATCCTTTCTGTCGTGTTCAATGAAGCGCTCGCAGAACCAGTCCTCGTCCGCTTCTATCACCGGCGAAAGGTCAACCTCTCCGGCTTCAACAGCCTTTCGGATTTCTCTCTCGCAGATTTCCTCGATTTCGTCCGGGTCTAACATCGAAACCACCAACGCAGACAGCTGAACGCTCTCTTTTTCGTTTCCGATGATCTCCTTTACAGTGTCAAACTGCCAAGCCGTCTCGCTCAAGCAGTCAGAGCAAACGCCGTGAGGCATATCCTCTTTGTAATGTTCCTTGCCGCAAATCGGGCAAACCATTTTGTCATCGTCCATAGCTTCGGCGCAGCCATCGCACACGCCGCCGCTGATCTCCCAGCCGTCAACGACACGGCCGCAAATCGTACATCTGTTCATTTTCTGTTCTCCTTTCCTGCCGGACTTTACGCCCGCCCGGCGTGGGCTTATCTGTTTATCTTCCATCCCAGCGGCTGCCGTCGCCGTCATTGACCAGCAGCACCCGGCAGCATTTGTTTACCAACCTATCGGCGATCTCCACCCGACTGTCCTCCGTGTAGCTGAAGCCTTGTATTGCCATCGATATACACACAAGCGAGTCAGTGTCGAACCCATCGCGGTTGAACCGCACAGCCATTTGGCAAATGCCATCCACTTCCTCGTCGCTGCAAGCCGTCAGCCAGCTGTTGGCGGCTATTTCTTTTTTCAAAAGATCAATCATTAAAATCCGGTGTTCTTTTAGTGCCATTTTGTCGTCCCCCTTTTTAATCATTCAAAATAAGTGGTGCAACATTCTGCGTTCAGTACGAACATAATCTCAGGAATGTTATAATCCGTTTCGCTATTGTCTTTGATCTTTTTTGCAATAAATGCAAGTCTTTCAGTATCAACATTTCTACCCTCACGAGAAATCCCAAATATATATTCAAACAATGCACCGTATGCGTTAATATCCCCGCAAGTGAACCAATCATATTCAATGCAAGCCTTTCTTACTTTTGCTCCGGAAATTCGTCTAATTTCTTTCATATATATTCTCCTTTCGTCTGGAAGTTACTCTCCCTTTGACATTTACTATATTACACCCAGAAAGCGGAAAAGTCAATACTTTTTTTATATCTTTCTTATATTTCTTTTATACAATCGGTATAAAACTTGCGTGATATGCTCGTGGAAATACAAACTGTAAAATTCTAAAATAGAGATAGAAAAGGAGGCAATGGTCAATGTATAACACATTCAACGGCTATATGCAGGGCATGCAGCCCTACGGAAATCCATACGCTGACAGGTTGGCGGCAATGCAGCAGAACCAAGCAATGCAACAGCGTTGTGATGTAGTCACTGTCAACGGCGAGAACGGAGCACAGGCATACCCGATGGCTCCGAACAGCAGCGCCTTACTGCTGGACGAAAGCCAGCCGCTTGTGTGGCTTGTAAAGACCGATGGCGCAGGATATAAGACGGTGTCGGCATTCAACATCACACCATACGAACAGGCACAGCAGCCGACCAATGCAGACCTTGAACAGCGTATAGCAAGATTGGAGGAGATCATCAATGCGCAATCCGATACTGGACGCAATGCAAAAGCAAAGCAGCGGGCAGCAGCCGCAGAACCTGCCGCCAAATAACGGAGGTAATTTCTTGCAGCAGCTTGCTGAATTCCGAAAAGCCCTTGGCGGGAAAGACCCGCAGACAATCGTACAGAATTTGCTCAACTCCGGGCAGATGAGTCAACAGCAATTTCAGCAGTTGAAAGCCCAAGCCGAGCAAATACAGCAAATGCTTAAATAAGGCGGCGCGCAGCCTTGTTTATAGAAAAAATCTAACGAAAGGACAAAAACGAAATGGACAATTACTCTCTTTCCGACCTGCGGGCAGCCGTAGGCGACGACAATGGCGCATTTGGCGGCAACGGCGCTTGGTGGGTGATCCTGCTCTTCCTGTTTTGGGGCTTCAACGGCAACGGCTGGAATCGACAGGGTGAATTCGGCCAGTATGCCACCGCTGCCAGTCAGCAGGAGATCCTGTTCGGCCAGCAGTTCGGCCAGCTGAACGACCGGCTGAACACTATCGGCAACGGTATCTGTGACAGCACCTTTGCTTTGAACAACAGCATTTCAACCGAGGGTCGAGCAATCCAAGGCCAGCTGGCAGACTGCTGCTGCAAGAACCAGCTTGCGACGGCCAACCTGTCTGCTCAAATGAACCAGAACGCTTGCGACATCACCACAGCGATCCACGCAGAGGGCGAAGCCACCCGGCAGCTGATTCAGACGAACGAGATTCAGGCGCTGCGTGACAAGGTGACAAGCCTTGAAATGGACAGCCGCTTCTGCGGTGTCGTTCGCTATCCGACAAGCTACGCATACAATGCGGGCCCGTCTCCGTTCTGCGGCTGTAACAGCTGCTGCAACATCTAAACACACGCCACCACGGCGAGGATTTCAACCAGCGGGGGCGGCAGTAGCTGCTCCCGCTAATCTTTTTAAGAAAGGAAAAACTAAAAATGTCAAAATCTGCAATTTATACCACTAACGCCACCGCGCCCACCATCACAGCAGGGAGCGTTATTCCTGTTGGTGTCACAAGCCGACGCTTTGGCTGCAACATCCGGCAGGACGGCAACACAATCACGCTTTGCGGCAGCGGCTATTATAAAGTGACCGCCGTGGCCACCGTTACGCCTCCTGCTGCTGGCACTGTTTCTTTGACCGCTCAAAAGGACGGCGTGGCCGTGATCGGCGCAACATCCAGCGCCACCACAGCCGCCGTAAATGAAACCGTCACACTGACAGTGAGCGCTATCCTCCGCAATGCCTGCGGCTGCGACAGTTCGATCCTGTCCTTTGTACTGGGTGGCGCAACGGCAGTTGTCAACAACTTGTCCGTGACGGTCGAGAAACTGTAAAGGCGGCCGCCTATGACTGTAAGCGAAATTTTTGGGCGTATCAACGCCCATCAAATTGAGGGAGTAATGCTGCACAGCCAACTGGCTGAATATTTCGGCTTTTTGAACCTGTGCGGCTATCAGCGCCAGCAAGAATGCCAGGCGATGTCCGAGTTTTTTGAACATCAAAAAACCGTTATGTATTTCGTATCGCGCTTTAACCATCTGCTTCCGGAAGCGGCCGCCAAAGACCCGGAGATCATTCCGGAATCGTGGCGTGGCTACACCCGCCAGCAGGTAGACACAGGAACCAAACGAAAAGCCGTCCGTGACGCATTTCTGCGCTGGCACTCTTGGGAAACAGAAACCAAGAAACTGTACGAACAGGCATACGCAGACTTGCACGAACTTGGTGAGGTTGCTGCGGCTTGCGAAGTCAAAAAGCTTGTTGAGTCGGTAGACTGTGAGTTGGAGCGCGTCGAAAGTCAGCGCATAACATTGGAGTGCTTGGACTACGACTTAGCTGCGATCTGCGCCGAGCAAGACAGATTGCTCACGAGATATTCTCCGAATTATGGCGTTGTGAAAGCTTAAAAGAAAAGGGCGGAGCCTTTCGCTCTGCCCTGTTTCTTAATATTCACGCTGCACATTGACCAGCTTGCCGTGCTTTGCTTCTGCGTGTTGCAATTCGGCTTTATCGAATCCAGCACACCAGCAGCGATACCCGTCAGCGAAAGTGTACACGAACACAACCTCTTTGTTCATTTTTTCACCCCCCATACGAAAGGAAAAAGCTATGATTTCATTGGATATATTGAATCAAGATATACTCGACCTCGAACGCAACCACGACACGACCTGGGCGACGGTTGAACGCCTTGCCTGGCTGTATATAGTCCGTGACCACCTTACCGGCGGCGCAAGCAAGTCAGCCAAGCCAGTGAGCACTGACGGCTCAAGCGACTTCTTGGCCGCCGCTGACGGCCTGGACACCTGCCAAGTGCTCGACCTTATGGACGAACTAATGGACACGCTCCAGGTGATCGCTCCAGCACTTTATCACTCCGCAATGCTCCGGCTTGACGCATTAGAGCCGTCCTCATCCTTGCCAAGTGAGCAAGCAAGTAAATAGGTCTGCTGAAAGTCTGTAATCCGGGCGACTGGCTGCTGCCGGTCGTCTTTTTTACTCCCATTGTCCTCCATCTCATCCACGGCCAGCATAACGCCCGCTAAGACGGTTAAGCCGCCAAGGCATATAACTGGTATTGGAAGCCACCAAAACCGCTCAGAAACCAAACAGAAGCCCACGCAGGACACTGCACAGCCAAGCCACCGCAGTACGGCAGATATTGCATTCCTCATCGTTCTTTCGTCCCTCTTTCCAAGTGTTCGGCAAGTTCAATCAGCCGCTTGGCTTCTTTCCGTCTGCCGTCCAATTTCAACCAAATTCTATCCGGCGTGAATTCAGACGCACCCTTGATATGCAATGCGTTCAAGAACGCCAACTCTGTGCGGCTCTCTCCGTGTCTGCGGCAGATATAAAAGTGTCGCTCGCCGTCCAACAAGTGTTGCAGCAGAACCGCCATATATCTACTGTACTCCGGCAGCACTCGCTTGCTTTCGCTGAACAGCCTGGGCGAATAGCCGCCCAGGTGCCAGTAGATTGTCTCGTGAATGTCCATCGCTTTAGCCCTCCATCTTCTTCAAGTCGTCGTAGCCCTCAATGCAGCGCTCCGGGTCTCTCGGGTCGTAGTCCATCTTGCGCAACTCAATGCGGCGGTTCTTCATATTGTGCCGGTTCTCGAAGCAAAGACGGCCGAACGCCTCAACTGCGTCGTGCTCATTGTCACCGATCCACAGCAGATCCTCGTCTACAGGCTCGCCGTTCTTGCGGATGTCGATGTCCGCCACGCTGTACCAGGTGCCCTCGTAAGCCACCTCGTACGCCCACTTGGTGAATGTGCCTTCCTTTTCGTCCCGCTCCTCGTAATGTTCAATGGCAGCGAACGCTGTCTCCAGGCTTTCAAAGCGGTCGATTTCTTTCTTGTCTTTTGCGGTTCTCACAATGTATGCGTTCATAGCTTTTCTCCTTTCGCGTTTTTGCTCGCCAGCTTGTTGTGTGGGCTGGGGCTGATGTGCTCAACCCCAGCAGAAGCATTTAAGCCGTTAGTCCGTAAGCGTAATTAACAAACACAAAAGTGTTTCCGCCGCTTAAGATCTCGCCGGTAAACTCGTCTCGCTCGTAGCTTTCATAGCCTTTTGCGAGTTGCTCAATTTCTTTGATGTCAATGTCCAAATCTTTGATTGTCAGCCAAATGGCATAGCCATCATACCGAACGCCAACCTTGCGGCTGCTGTATCCGTGTTCTTTCAGTGCTTGTCTAATTGCTGCAATTCTTTCACGATCTGTCATTTTTTGTTCTCCTTTCAACTTCGGTCGGGGTTCCTTTCCCCTCCCTGTGATTATATAATACCACACTCGGCGGCAAAAGTCAATACTTTTTTTATACTTTTTCAATACTTTTTCTATATTTTTTTGACTTTTCTAAAATCTCGTTGTAAAATAAAAGCGATTAGGCCACCCGCACCTCTGCCAGTGATCACCGGCAAGTGTCCCAGCGGTGGCTTTTTTTTGGCATAAAGAAAACACCCAGCCGTATGGCCGGGTGTTCCCTTTTGCATTACTGAAAGGAGAGTAATATATGCACGGCGGATTGCACAACCGTCAAATGCACTCCGCCAAGTTGGTCGACACCCACTGCCTGGTGGGCGGCTGATCTTCCAACAATCTTATTTTACCAAACGCAGCCGGATTTGTCAATGGCCGGCTGTCAAATGTGGCGCAAAATCTTCTTTTCGCACTTGTAGACGATGTTCTGTGCGTGCCGGACAGAAATGTCAAACTCTTCCGCCAACGGCTCGAAACAAACGCCGTCAAGCCATCTGCGCTTGAATATTTGGCGGTGCTGCTCGTTGAAAATGTACTGCTCTATCAAGTGCTCCCATTGTTCTCTTGACAGGTCTGCCACATCGTCCGCCCTCATCTGCTCCACCTCATCTTGACTTCACCCGCCCGCTGCCTTTGCAGGTCGGGCATTTCTTGTAGCCGGAATTTCCTCCGGTTCTGCGCACTCTTCTATGCGTTACAGTTCTAACCGTTTGTCGTGCCAACCAAATCACCACCCACAAAATTGTTATCG